AACTAAGCGCAATGAAGCATTTAAAGCAAGGCATGCTGCCAACATTGCTAAGGGTAAGATGAGTGCTGCGTACTGGTCTTTACATTCCAAATGGTCTGATAAATGAGAAGCCTTGATTATCCTGTAGACATCATTGATGGAAAACATGTTATTACTTGTATAGGTTGTAATAACAGAGTGTATTATGCGTCTAAGGCTGGTGCTATTAATGCTTTAAATCGTAAAGCATGTAGTGGTTGTAGCGTAAATTACCAAGCTAAAGCAGTTTTAAAAGATACGATATATCAGAACGCGGATAAGAAGTGGTGCAGTGTATGTCCATCCTGCAACGTTGAACAAGCTTACACTCGTATGGATCACGCTCGATCTAGTCACTTAGGCTGTTGGCGTTGTAAAAAATGTTCAGCAGAATCAAAAGCATTTTCTTCGGAACTTATGGGATTTTATAATAATATTAGATTGTCTTGGTTTAAACGGTTTCGAAAATCAGCACAAGATCGTAATCTTTATTGGGAACTAACAATTGAGCAAGTTGATTCACTGTGGGTAGATCAGGAAGGTAAGTGTGCTTTATCTGGTGTCTTGCTAGACAATGCAGCAGGAACACAAACAGTATCACTTGATCGCATTGACAGCACAAAAGGGTACACGTTTGACAATGTTCAACTTGTTCATAAAGTTTTGAACATGATGAAACGAAATATGACAGACGAAAACTTTATTGACTGGTGTTCAATTGTAGCTAATTATAATAATCAAAAAGTATAAATCATGCAATCTAAAAAACAAACAGCTAAAGTTGCCAAAGTGATGGGTGAGTTTAAAGACAAAGGTTTGCATAGCGGCAAGGGTGGCAAAGTTGTCACCAGCCCTAAGCAAGCCATTGCAATTGCATTGTCTAAAGCCAATGTTGCTAAAGCTAAACCAAAGAATAAGTAAATGATCTCTGTATATCCAGTTCCACCTATTACAGCAAGTGTTGGTGACTACACCAGCAAGGGACGACTGAAGGTATCCAATCCTGAAGTCGTCTTCTTCAACACCTTTCAATATGGTATTGAGACTGATGTATGGGACACAGGCACTAGCAATGGTGGCACTGCCACATTCAATGTAGCCACAAGCTCTGTTGATATGGCTGTCACCAGCACGCTCGACTCAGAGACAATTCGACAAACCCATAACGTACAGCGTTACATTCCGGGACGTAGCTCAGAGCTAACGTTTGCTGTTAGGTTGATGACTCCTGTTGCTGGTATTCGCAGACGCTTTGGTTTGTTTGATGGAACTGATGGTGTTTATTTTGAAGACAACGGTGGTGACTATGCTTGTGTCATCATTGACAGCAATGGTGGTTCACCAACAATAAGCCGTATTGCTCGTGCAAGTTGGAATGGCGACAAGCTTGATGGCACTGGTGAAAGCGGCATTGTTGCTGATGCCAATGCTCAGCAGATTATTTGTATTGACTATGAATGGTATGGTGCTGGTCAAGTAATCTTTAGTTTTGTCATCAATGGTGAGAAGCGTGTTATTCACACGTTCAACACTGGGAATGTATTAGCAACTCCTTGGTGCCAAACTCCGTTCTTACCAATTAGACTTGAGCTTAAGAATACAACAGGTGTGGCAGGTACACATCACATGTATCAAGGTAGCAACTCTCTTGTCATCGAAGGCACTACTGGTAGGCTTGGTACATTGCAGAACGCTTTGACACCTCTTGCTGGTGTCAATCTTTCGTCAGCCAACACTTTCTATCCTGTTGTTAGCATTAGGCTTAAGAGTGGAACGCTGAAGGGTGTTGTCTTGCCAGATTTATTTCAAGCAACAACTCTTGATAACACTAGCATCTATTATAAGATTGTTCGCAATGCAACGTTGAACGGAACTTGGGTTGATCAAGCTGATACAAACTCTTTTGTGCAATACAACACTAGCTCCACTGGTGCTCTTAGTGGTGGCATTGTCTTAGAATCAGGCTTTATAAGTGCTGGTAGTTCTATCATTAACAAGCTTAATGAGAAAGCAAACTATCAAATTGGCCGCAGCGCATTAGGCACTGTGAGCGACACCTTTACAATTGCGATTGCAGCAGTCAATGCAAACAAAGATGCTGTAGGCTCTATTACGTGGATTGAACAACGATAATGGCAACTAAAAATAGAACACTAGGTAAGGTGCTAGCGCTTACCAACTCAGTTGTCTACACTGTTCCTCCACGCTACGAATCTAGTGTGGATAGCATTATTATTTCCAACGCATCTAATATAACAGTGACGGTATCTCTTGATTGGTACGACTCCGTTACTGCCGTTTACTACACCATTGCTGAACTGGTAAAGCTATCTCCCAATAGCATCCTTCAGCTAACAGATGGTTTCATTCTTCAACCTAACGATGTCCTACGTGGACTGGCTAGCACAGACGCTGTCATTACAGTGTCGGTGAAGGTGAAAGAAAACTATCTTACAACCATACTATAAGGACTACACATGGCTAAAGAACTAACAGAACAACATAAGAAATTCCTTGAGGTGTTGTTTGATGAAGCTAAGGGCAACATCAATCAAGCACGCCGTCTTGCTGGCTTCTCAGAAGGCTATAGCAGCCGCTCGTTGACGAACTATCTCAAAGAAGAAATCATTGAAGCCACCCAGCTGTTCATTGCTATGTCTGCTCCTAAAGCTGCCATTGCCATTACTGGTGCTCTTGATGATCCAACAGAGTTGGGTCTTAAGGAAAAGATGATTGCTGCTAAAGACCTGCTTGATCGTGCTGGTTTGGCTAAGACAGATAAGATTCAGATTGAAGCAACGAACGGTGTTATGATATTGCCAGCAAAGGAGCGTGAGGAAGACTAATGGAAGAACTTGGACTTGGTAAATGGATACTGCCACAACCGCTTGATAACAAAGAGTATGTACCTATTCCGCGTCTTGGACGCACCATTCCTTTTGGTTATAAGAAGAGTGAAGCTGAAGATGGTTGGCTCCTTCCTATTCCACTTGAGCTAGAAGCATTAGAGAAAGCTAAGCAATATAGTAAACAATACTCCATACGTAAAGTTGCTGCTTGGCTTACCACTGTCACTGGCCGAGAGATTAGTCATGTAGGTCTATCCAAGCGATTAAAAAATGAGCAGTCCCATAAACGAAAATCGTCTACTTATCGAAAGCTTGCCGAGCGGTACGAAGAAGCCCTTAAAAAAGCGGAAGAGTACGAAAAAAGAACCGGCACCGCCCAAGACAGCTTCTTTACCTCAGATCGTTACGGAGCCATCAAATCCACCTTCGACAACAACGACAGCGTTACAGCCAACGAAGGTTGAAGAGCTACAGAACATCATCTTCAAGCCCAATGTTGGGCCACAAACTTCCTTCTTAGCAGCGCCTGAGAGGGAGGTTATGTATGGTGGGTCAGCTGGTGGTGGTAAAAGCTATGCAATTCTTGCAGACCCATTGCGTTATATGGGTCATCCACAGTTCTCAGGACTAATTCTTCGACACACTACAGAAGAATTGCGTGAGCTGATCTGGAAAAGCCAAGAGATGTATCCAAAGATCTACCCCGGTATCAAGTGGAGTGAGCGCAAGATGCAATGGGAAGCGCCTTCTGGTGCTAGATTGTGGATGTCCTACCTTGATAGAGACGAAGACGTTATGCGTTATCAGGGTTTGAGCTTTTCATACATTGCTTTTGATGAACTTACGCAGTGGGCTACACCATTTGCTTACAACTATATGCGTTCACGGCTGAGAACAGCTGCTCCTGACCTACCTTTGTACATCAGATCCACTACAAATCCCGGTGGCCCCGGTCATCAGTGGGTTAGAAAGATGTTCATCCTACCATCACCACCCAATAAGTCGTTCTATGCGACTGATATTGAGACTGGTAAGGTGATGACATTCCCTAAAGGGCATACTCGTGAGGGTGAACCTCTGTTTAAGCGCAAGTTCATCCCAGCTAAGCTAGCTGACAACCCCTATCTAGCTGAGTCTGGTGACTATGAGGCTATGTTGCTGTCTCTTCCAGAGCACCAGCGTCGTCAATTGCTGGATGGTGACTGGGACATTGCAGAAGGTGCTGCATTCTCTGAATTTAACAGGGCAATTCACGTTGTTGACCCCTATGAAATACCGAATAGCTGGCCCAGATTCAGAGCTTGTGACTATGGCTACGGAAGTTACAGCGCTGTGCTGTGGTTTGCTGTGGCACCAGACGAATCTATCGTTGTTTACAGAGAACTGTACGTAACTAAGGTGTTGGCAGAGGACTTAGCTCTGATGGTGATGGAAGCAGAGCGCAATGACAAGATTCGCTACGGTGTATTGGACAGTAGTTGCTGGCATAAGCGTGGTGACACAGGGCCATCCATTGCTGAACGTATGATTATGAAGGGATGCCGCTGGCGTCCTGCTGATCGTAGCTCTGGTAGCCGTGTTGCTGGTAAGAATGAGGTGCATCGGCGTTTGCAGGTAGATAGCTTCACAGGAAACCCACGCATAACGTTCTTTAACACATGTGTACGTGTTATTGGTGACTTGCCTCAACTACCATTAAGCAAGACAAACCCCGAAGACATCAATACTAAGGTTTCTTTCGACCACACCTACGATGCTTTGCGTTATGGATTGATGTCACGCCCTCGTAGCGGTATATGGGATTACAATCCTGACTTACAGAACAGTGGTATGCAAATTTCAGATCCTGTTATGGGCTACTGATGTTATACCTTTATTCAAATAACTGGAAACTACATGGCACTACTTGATAAACCATCTAATGATAAGACTCTTGCTCTTGACGATGCTTCGGAAAAGCTAGACGACTTCAGTGGTGGGTCTTTAATCAACTTCATTGAAGCACGATTCACTCGTTCTGAGGAAAGCCGACGCTCTGATGAGACTCGTTGGTTACGTGCCTATCGAAACTATCGTGGGTTGTATGGTGCTGATGTACAGTTTACTTCCACTGAGAAGAGCAGGGTCTTTGTAAAGGTTACTAAGACTAAGACGCTTGCAGCTTATGGTCAGATAACAGAGGTCTTGTTCTCAGGTAACAAGTTTCCGCTGAGCATTGATCCATCTGTGCTGCCTGACGGTGTGCTTGATACCGTTCACTTTGATCCTGCTGCTGGCCCTACTGCTCCACCATCTATTCCATTTGGTGACGAGGGTGGTGCTGGTATTGATAAAGACTTCAATATGGACAAGCTTGAAGAAATGCTTGGTGCATTGAAGGATGACTTGAAAGACCTTCCCGGCTTGAAGAAGGGGCCGGGTGTCACACCTTCAGCAATTACTTTCAGTCCTGCAATGGTGGCTGCTAAAAAGATGGAGAAGAAAATCCACGACCAGCTAGATGAAAGCGGTGCTAGTAAACATCTGCGTGCTACAGCCTTTGAGATGGCTTTGTTTGGCACTGGTGTTATGAAGGGGCCGTTTGCTGTTAACAAAGAATACCCTAGCTGGAGCGACACTGGTGAATATAAACCTTTGATCAAGACAGTACCTGAAGCATCACATGTTTCATTGTGGAACTTCTATTGGGACTCAGACGCTAGCAACACTGAAGATTGCCAGTATGTCATTGAGCGTCACAAAATGTCACGTACACAGCTGCGTGCATTGAAACGTCGTCCTCACTTCCGTAAGAATGTCATTGATCAACTTATTGATCAGGGTGAGTCTTACGTTAAAAAGTATTGGGAAGATGACTTGAAAGACTTCGCTCCCAACTTCGGCGTTGATCGCTTTGAAGTGTTGGAGTATTGGGGTAATGTCACAATTGAATTGCTTAAAGAAAACGACATTGATGTTCCAGAAGAGTTTGACGATGGTGATGAGCTACAAGCTAACATCTGGTATAGCAACGGCAAAATCATTCGTCTTGTTCTCAATCCGTTCAAGCCTTCACGCATTCCCTACTATGCCACACCGTATGAGCTAAATCCATACTCGTTGGCTGGTGTCGGTATTGCTGAGAATATGGATGACACACAGACTCTGATGAATGGTTTCATGCGTATGGGTGTAGACAATGCTGTGTTGTCAGGCAACCTAATCTTTGAAGTTGATGAAACCAATATGGTTCCGGGTCAAGACATGTCTGTATACCCCGGCAAAGTGTTTCGTCGTCAAGGCGGTGCTCCCGGTCAAGCCATCTTCGGCACTAAGTTTCCTAACGTGTCACAAGAGAACATGCAAATGTTTGACAAGGCTCGTCAGCTTGCAGATGAATCAACAGGTATGCCATCGTTTGCACACGGTCAAACGGGTGTGTCAGGTGTTGGTCGTACAGCCTCTGGCATCTCTATGCTGATGAACGCTGCCGGTGGTTCTATCAAAACCGTTATCAAGAACATTGACGACTACTTGATTAGCCCAATGGGTAAAGCATTCTTTAATTTCAACATGCAGTTTGATTTTGATGCTGAGATTAAGGGCGACTTAGAAGTGAATGCACGAGGCACTGAAAGCTTAATGGCAACTGAAGTTCGAAGCCAACGATTGATGCAGTTCTTGCAGATTGCTAGTCAACCTGCTCTTATGCCATTCGCTAAGTTTCCATACATCATCCGTGAGATTGCTAAGAGTATGGACTTAGATCCTGATCGTGTGACTAATAATATGGATGAGGCAGCTAAGCAAGCCATCCTGTTGCAACAGACCTCTGGCGCTGCTCCACCTGTTCCCGGTGGTGGTGTGCCTGCACAAGGTGTTGGTGGGCCTCCGGGTGTTGCTGACATGTCTGGTGGTGGTGGTGGCAACATTGGTGTTGGCGCCGCTCCTGTTCCCGGTGAGCAAGGCTTTAGCGCTGCACCTCCACAAGCTCCAATGGCATGAGCACCAAACCCTACCTATCTAAACTGAAGGGGATGATTACATCCCCTCATCAGTGGGATGCCTTTGTTGAAATGCTAGACGCGCAGGTTGAACAACATCAACGTAAGCTGGAACAGTCAACTGAAATGTCTGATGTGTTTAAAGCACAAGGTGCCATCCAAGCTTTGCGGCAACTCAAATACTTGAAAGAAGAAATCAATGCTCAATGATCAAATGAATATGCTGTTAGATGGTGGTGTCATGCAGCAAGGCGGCACTGTTGATCCTGTATCAGGTAACGAAGTTCCTATTGGATCTATGCAGGAAGAAGTCAGAGACGACATTGACGCCAAGCTTAGCGAGGGTGAATTTGTTGTACCTGCTGATGTGGTGCGTTATATTGGTTTGTCTACGCTGATGAAGATGCGTGACAAAGCTAAAGAAGGTTTGCAAAAAATGTCTGACATTGGTCAGATGGGTAATGCCGAAGAAGTGCCTAATTCTG